GTATTTCGCCTACCATGTCAGCTCCAGCGGTCCGACTCGTACCTACCCGCCTGCGCTGGGCAAGCTGGCAGTGGAGGCTCTGCTGGAAGCCTTCCCCGACCATTCCGCAGTCATCATCGGCATGGACAAGTCAGTAGACTTTAGGGTGGACAGCAAGCGGGTGGTGGATTTGTTTAACGCGACCGCCAACATACGCACGCTATTCCCCGTCATCCAAGGGGCAGAGTTTGTCGTTGCGCCGGACTCATCGGTCACGCACATGGCAGCGGGGTTGGATACAGCCTGCGTTAGTTTGTGGGGTAGTTACGATCCCGAAGACCGTTGTAAGTATTATCCGAAATCGGTCCCCATCTTCAAACCCGATACTTGCCCGCACGCGCCTTGCCGACCGCAGGGGGGGTTGCCGCAGGCCAAGTGTAAGGATGCAACCAACCGAACCAAGAAAACGCAGATGTGGTGCAATGCGCTGCGCAACATTACAGCGGAAGATATTGTCGAGGCAGCGAAGAAGGTGGTCACGTTATAGTTTAATCCAGCGTATAGCGTGCAGGGAGATCCTGCAACGGGTCCGTGTGCGGCCTCTTTCAACAAAGCTGGGTTTTAATTTTTATGATGTATGACAAGCATGGCAAGGGGCCGACGAAGGGCGGGAGGAGCTTGGACTACGATGACACCGTATTGATCGCCAAGTGCGGCCCGATCAAGTACCACCATTGGGCAAGAGAGACAGCCGACCCAGACACCTGGCACGAGCCAGAGACAGATTGGCATCGCGGATGGAAGTCGCATTTTAAGCCAGAGAACACCGAACGTACAATTACGGTAGATGGTGTAAGGCATCGCATGGATGCCCAAACATTCTTTAATAGCAGGAGATACGCAGTCGAATTCCAGCATAGTCCAATCAGCGTTGACGAGGTTCGGCAAAGAGAGGCGGGATATGGGAATATGATTTGGGTGTTTGATTGTGAAAACAAGTTTGATTACAAAATGCTAAGAAGAAAACCAGACATGGTGAGCATTAAATGGGGGCGTCCTTGGCAATCAATTTTGTATTGCAACTGTCCAGTATTGCTTGATACCGGATACACCATAATTCAGATTGTTTCGATGCCAGAATATAAAAATGATTACTGGTATGGGTATGAGTGTTTTTATGACGAGATGCAACATACGCTTGTAACTGGCAATTTTATTGAAGACAGAACAACGCCATTGCAACAACTAATAGAGGAGGGAGCTGCATGACACAGGAAAAAGTAATTAAACTGATGGAACACTTGGGGGAGGGATGCGTGCTGCTTCCCATACCCATAGGCGAGAAGAGGCCGATGGATGTTGGATGGCAAAAAACAACTCCAGAGGCAGCCAGAAGACCAGAGCATATTCGCAGGCTGGAGGCGGGTAACATTGGTGTCTTATTAGGCAAGGCCGGCGGGGGCTTGTGTTCCATTGACATTGATAGCGACGAGGGGGCGGAGGAGTTTGCCAAGCTAAACCCATCCTTGGGCAAGACGCTGCAGACTAGGGGAGCCAGAGGGCGCAACTTTTGGGTGAGAATCGACGGGCAGTTTCCGCCCTTGGTTAAGATAGCCGACTGGGGGGAATGGCGCAGTGACGGCGGGCAGACGGTCATTTGGGGCAAGCATCCGCTGGGGGGCAATTACAAGTGGGTTGAAAACGGCAAGCCGATCACAATTAAGTTTGATGATATTGTTTGGCCTGACAACCTAACGTTGCCTTGGAAGGTAAAGGTTAGCAGCGCCTATCAGGATTTGGTTGACGAGTTCGGGAAGCCGTGGAAGGAGATCCGCAACAAGAATCAGCAGGAGTTTATCGTGTCGCTCAACCAGCCGTTTTGGGCTGGGAAATACCAGTACGATCACAGGGTACTTTACGAGCCAAAGGAGCGGGACTTCTACGAGTATGAGCAGGAGCGCGGGATATGGCGGGTAAAGTCAGAGGACGCAATTAAGCAGGAGATCAGCAGAGAGATACTGCGCTTTAGCCGACAGGAGAGCCGGCCAGAGATTGAGCACATGAGGAGCGACAACTCTCTGTCGGGGATTGTGCGCCAACTGCGTGGAGTGGTTGAGCATGAGGATGCGTTTACGCGACACAAGGTGCCTGGGGTGCATTGCTCTAACAAGTTTATTAAGTTTGAGGGAGGAGAGATTGAGACACACGATTTTAGTCCAGATTTCTTTTCGCGTAATCAATGCCCAGTAGAGTACAAGGGGCTGGATCTTGTCCCGACAAGATTCTTAAGCGAGTTGGCTGTTCCCGCGCTGCCTGAAGCCGATGACTTACTGATCTTTCAGAAGTATTTTGGGATGTGCTTATTTGGCACAAACATTATCCAAAGGTTTGTCGTGCTGTATGGTCAGGCTGGCGGAGGGAAGTCCACTCTGCACAACGTTGTTCACATGTTGACCGGCAAGGAAAACATGGCGCAGTTAAGGACGCAACATTTGGACAAACAGTTTGAGCTTTACCGCTATCGAGCCAAGACGTTGCTTTCTGGAGTGGACGTGCCTGGCAACTTCTTGCAGATGGGGGGCGCAAAGGTTATTAAAGGATTGACTGGCGGGGATGTCTTGGATGCCGAGGGCAAGGGCATAAACGATGGCTATCATATTGTTGGTAATTACAACATCATTATTACTGCGAATGAGAAGCTTCGGGTCAGCTTGGAAGGTGACGTAGAGGCTTGGCGGCGCAGGCTGTTGCTACTGGAATTCAATCAACCGCCGCCTGCCAAGAAGATTGATCGCTTCGCCGAAAAGCTAGTCGAGGAGGAGGGGTCAGCTATCTTGGCGTGGGCTTTGCGGGGCTTTATTATGTTGCAAAAGGACGTGGAGGAAACCGGTGACATTAGGTTGGCGGACAGCCAAGTGACCCGAATCCACAACTTGCTGGCTGAATCCGAGTCGGTTGACCATTTTATCAAGGAGCGCGTGGAGAGAATAAAGGGGAGCGTCGTATCGATGGAGGAGTTTGTTCAACTATACGGGCTCTACTGTGCTGAAAAGGGCTGGAGGCCGCTGGCAGGCTCTAGGTTAAGTCATCTGATAAGAGACAAGATGCTGGAGTTACGTCAAAGCAATATCAGCAACAGCGTGCAGGGATCAAAGAAGGGATTTAGGAATATAAAGGTAGTCGGGCAAGAGGAGGAGGAGTATGGCAATGCTCAATACGAGTAAGCTGCAAGGCAAGCCGCAGGGGGTTTGGACTAGGGGCGTGCCAACCAAGCGAGGACACAAAGGAGACGAGTATCAATGTCCTGTTTGCGCAGAAGCAGGAATGGACAGCAAGGGAATCCACCTACTGATCTATAGCGGCAAGGCAAATTACGCTTGCGTTGCCTACCCACGCGATGCCCGTCATAGGCAACTTATATTTGATCGGGCTGGCATACGATCTAATGGCAGATCTGACCCAATTATACCCAGAAAAATAGAGCAGACTAATACATTCATAGGCCGAGAAGTGGCGAGGCTGGCCCTGGAGTCAGATAAGATACTAGAACAAGAGGCGGCAATACGAAGAGAGTGGCAAGAAAAGATGAGACTCAAGCAGGAGGAGGAGATGAGGTTGCAAGAGCAGGCGGAGTTGGAGAAGCAGGCAAGGCTGGAGGAGGAGATGAGGCTGAATAGGGAAAGGCATGAAAGATGGAAGCAGGAGGACAGGGAAAGGGCTGAGAGACTTAAAAATACAGAATCCAGTCAAACACAACATATAGACACCAATTCCAATACAGTACAGGTTGGGACGTTTGGGACGGTTATTTTGAGTTCATCCAACATGCCCCCTCCCCCTATAATAAACAATACTACGTTATATAAACAGGGGGGGTATGCTCAGACGACTATGAAAAAGCTATCCCAAACGTCCCAGATTAGCTTGGCCTATCGGAAAAGGGGGGAGCGTCCTGCTGGTTCAAATGAGTTCGACTGCCCCGATCTAAAGGTTATATTTAATGAGAATCATCCGCAGTACAGGGATCAGTATTACAACCTTTGGCGCGAAAAGTATTACGCAACGCAATAAAGTTGTGTTACAATCCGCGAAATGAAATCAAACCGACTAGGACTCTACGCTAACATTAACGCCAGACGTAAGGCTGGCACCAGCCGCAGTAAGGCCAAAAGCACAATCAGCCCTCGCACCTACCGGATGATGAAGGCCAAGAAGGGTGGGTTTGCCTCTTGACCGCGAGCAACTGAAGCTGGCGCACCGGTTTATTGGCCTGCTTCAAGCTGAAAACGCTCAATTGCACAGCGTGCTGAGGCTATTGGGGCAGTTGGTGGATGATATGAATGCCAACTGCTCCTATGAGGTGTTTGAGGCTCAGTGGAATGGGCTGACGGAGCGGGTGAAGGG